GGATTCACGCGGGAGCCGCCCACCGGTCGAATTGGTTCAGGTGCTTTACTGACCGGGGGTGTCTTGGTTTGAGGTTCAGTTGCTTCGACAGCTAAAGAAGCTTCGAGCTTGCCAATGGCGCGTATAGCGGCGATAGGCGAGAGCTTGGAAATACGTGCGGCTTCGTCGGGATTCTTGCCGAGATGGTACAGGATTTCCGGCCCAATCTCGCTATCCCTGATCGCGTCCGCCATTGCCGGGGTTACGGGCAAGTCATCCTTCAGCGCCACTTCGGCAAAGTCTTCATGCTTCGCTTCGGCTGCCTTGGTTTTCTCTGCCCACGTGTCCGCTACGGTTTTGGCTTGCGTCTCGCGCGCCTTGGCTTCATCGGCCTTGGTGCGCTGCTGCTCACGCTGCTCAATGAGATAGTCCTGGCGTTTTTCCAGGTACTCATTGTGCTTTTCTAAGTAAGTCTCGTAATCGGTAAAATCTTTGAGTAACGGCTTGACCGGCGCTGCTGCTTCAGGCTTCGATACGGCCGGCTCAGGCTGCCCAGTACCGCTTTTGGCGGCAAGCTGCTGCTTGAGTTCGCGGATCTGCCCAGTAAGCTCGCTAAAGCGCTGGTTAAGCTTGTCGCCCTTCTTGGCTTTCTCTGCTGCTTCCTTCTGTTCCTCGGTTTGCGCCGCTGCATCCAGGGCAGCGACAGATTCAGTCACCGGCTCAACAGCCGGCTTCTCGGATGTTTTCTCGACTACGGGTACTTCTTTGCCCTCGCGGAGCGCTCTGTAGTCGCTCAATGGCAAGTCTGTACTGTCCAGCGTTGCCGCTGGTGCTAATTCATTTGGCATAGTTGTTGACTAAGGATTTGCCCTGCGTACAAGGCCCACAGGTGGGCAGTGAAAATGGAGGAAGGTGGAGGGATCGAACCCCTGTGGCTCTTCACCACACCATAGTTTTCAAGACTACTCGCCGGCCATTCAGCGGCACCTTCCATGGTTTGGGCGATTCGCCTGCATAAACTGCGGTCTTACAATCGCCCTGCGCCGTTTCCCAGCGCAAACTCATTACTGGCGTTCCCGGCTCCCGCCGAGATACAACGTCTGTTCTCTCGCTTCCGAATCAACTGGAACGTTGGGGAGGCCGTCGCCTCCATTTCCACCCTGTCAATTCAGGGCGCTAAGGCAAGAAGCGTGTCATCATCCACGCCGACGCCAGTAAACTAGAATCCTAACAATCTCAAAACAATGTCGATAATCACTGGAACGTGCATGTTATTCGCCTCCTTGTGTGGGTTCTGGCTGCAACGATGCGTTGTGATTCGCCATCGCTACAGCGTGGATGTGGTTCTTATCGGCCATCGCGTGATCGTGAACGACCTGCAAATGCTTGTCGGCGCCGTGCACGAGAATGTCAGCCTGAGCCTTTGTGTTCGCCTGCTCGATTTCGGCCTGCGAACGAATCTGCTGAGCCTGAAGCTTGATCGACTCGACTTGTAACCTGGCTTGGCTCTCGACCTGCTTCGTTTGCAGCATCTGTGTGATCTTCTGCACTTGCTGCATGAGCTGCTGATTCTGTTGCATCAGCATCGTGTTATGCGCCGCAAGCTGCTTAGGATCGGTCGGGTTCTGCTGATCCTGCAAGCCTGGTGGTAATGCCTTCTGTAGCCGGTCAACAATGGCCTGCTTGCCACTGAAGTCCATCTGGTTCACGATTAGGTCGCCAATAATGGGCGCAAGCGCTGGTTCAGCTCCTACGAGCGTCAACAGCATGTCTGTGGCTTCCTGCCGCTTACTGTCGAACGACGGTCCAACCGACACCGTAACGTCGTAAGTGCCCACGGTGAGGTCAAACACGCCCTTGATGCCATCGGGCAATTGCGGCGGTACAGATTCGGGCTGCCCAGAATGCACCATCACCTGCTTGGGCTGCATGTCCGAGCCCACAATACGCATCACGCGCGCCGTGTCGTAAATCACCGGGAAATACTTCAGCAGGATTTTGGCTGTGCGCTTGATCCCGCGGGCCAGGTTCCCGCTGAAGTTCAGGTTGCCGGTTGCCGTCTGGTGTCGCCGCGCTAATATCGCTTTACCTGACTCTTCGCCGCTGTTCGGAACTTGCGTTGAATCGTAAACGCCAGTGATCGAGCGCAGGTCGTCCGCGCTCTGTAGGCGAGCGGCAGACATCGCCTGGATTGGCGGTTCTGTTGCAATCTTCGAAGGCGGCCCACCAGCTTGTGGGTCCGGGTTGTACGGCAAGAAAGCCTGGTTACGGCTGTTCGCCTGGGCCCACTGCGGACCAAAGTTCTCGATCTGCTTGGGAGTTACGAGCCAGTTGGCCTTAGTGCCAAGCGCCATTGTCTCAGCAATAGCGGACGAGTTGTAATTGAATAGGCGCTGCGCTTCTTTCGCATCATGCACCATGCCCTTGACGCGCGTTTCGCCGTCGATGACGAGCTGATCCCCGAAGATCGTGACAATCGGGATATCGTCAGTGGGCAGTGGTTTCGGATCTTCCAGCCACTCGACACCGTTGGACTTGCACGCATACGCAGTGTTGCGCGTGGCTTTGCGACTTATCGGCTTACCGGCCTGCTTGGCAATTACTGCGCCCTTAGGCAGTTCGTCTTCCCACGCTACCGAGCCGTCTTGGAGTTGTAAAAGCTGCTTCTCTTCCGCTTCGATGTAGAAGTACTCGACAACGCGGCAACCATCAGAATGAAGCCAGCCCGGAGCCTGATCCCCAAGTCCGCTGAAATCATTGAGGCCGCTAATCTCTGAATCAGGGAACTGATCCTTGAAAGCATCACGACTAAAATCGTGAGTAATGAAGGCATACTTCGCATCGGATTTGTCCAGCTCCTTTGCGTCCGGGTCCCAGTAGACGCTAAACGGATTTGGTACCCGCTTGACGAAGATTTCCTGGTTAAAGCTCTTCGGCAGATACTCGGTCAGGATGCGCCAGCTACCAAACCCAGAAATGACCATGTACTCGAATGCAGACTCGTATACTACGTCCGCATCTGAGTTAGCCTCTACGTGCCGCGTGAGGCCCTGTATCGCCTCTGCCGTGTCTTCGTCGGCACCGTCGCTGACCGGGTTGATCTGAATGGCCGGCCGATTCTGCCTCGACTCATTCAGCACTTGTTTGACGATTGCAGGCAGTTTGTTCAGCGTGAAGCAGGGGCGCCCGTCCTGCATCCGTTGCCGCTCGATCTCATCTGCCCACTGCTCACCGAAATAGAAGCGCAGCGACTCAGTAGCGCGCTCGCGGTTACGTGATTCCGCCTCTTCGCAGGCGCGAAAGCGCTCGCGCATCTTGGCTAGTGAGTCGAGTGAGTTATTTTGTTCTTCGGTCAAGGTTAGACTTGTCTTCTTCGAGCGGAGCGTAATCAGAATAGGCTTGGTACGTGTACGAAACGCAACCTTCTAGCCGCTCAGATGGCTTGATGCGCTCAATACGCAATTCACTCACGAGCCCGAGCGTGCGCCGTAATTCGCGGCCTTTGTGGTCAAGCAGCATCTATCCCATCCACCCAGCCGAGCCAGAACCCCTCGCGTAGCCGTAGCCATACTCGGCAATTTGCGGTTGCTGCTCTACCGGCTTCGTCTTCATCACGTCGCGCCCACTCATCCAGAAATAGCGAGTGGCGTCCATCGCGTGATCCTTGACCTTGTTCACGTTGCCGTGCGTGTCGTACTGATACGTACGAAACTCAGCCATCCAGCCGGGCAGCTTGCCGCGAAACACCTTGAGCGAGCCACTTATCATGGCCTGCCATAGCTCAGTGATGCCGGCCGCTACAGCGTTGTTGGCTGGCGTGAGATGCAGCCCTAGCGCTCGATATGATTCGAGGAGCTGCGTGCCATCTACTTGGCTTCGTCCCTTGGCTGCTGGGTCGATCGCTCCTTCGATCCACTCACCGCGAGCTCGAATAGCCGAAGCATGGATGCTCGGTTCCTCTCGCCCTTGATAGTGTTCATCGTAGAGGTAAATGACGCGAGAGCCTGGATCTTGCGCTCCCCAGACACACGCTGTCCGGTTCCATCCAACATCAAGTCCGTAGGATCGCCGCCAATTATCTGGGATAGCAAAGGGTTCGCAGAGTATGTCATCTTCAGGTACCGGGAATATCGCGCCAGCGCCTATTTGCGGCTGGCCCTTGGTGCGTGCTGCGCGTTGGTGCGGCGGGAAACCGCTGAGGATCTTTTCTTTCGCTTCGGCGCTGAGATGAGGAGCTTCGTCCCAGCCCATCATCACGACGTACTTAGACATGCGGGCGAAACAGAAACTTGAGGCGATTCCAGAAGCTATACCGCAGAGAACGTAGGCGTTCTAGCACTTCATCTGCCTGCTTTAGTATCTTTTGGTAATTTACCAATACGCGCTCAAGCTCCATGCATCGCTTCTTCCAGTCGTAAGGCTTCTTTTTAGCAGGCAACTTGACTCTCCGGTATCTGGCCACCAGGCATAAACTCCAGCACGAGCGGGCTCAACCCTTTTAACGGCGTGAACGTCAAGGCGACGTTGCCGTCAGTGGTCATCGTTCGCGCAAGGCACTCGGTATACACATCTAGTGGGCATTCTTCGTCCAGCCAAACCCAATGCTGTGCCGTGCCCTGGAACTTCTCTCGACCCTGATCGTAAGCTTTGAATTGCAGTAGACTTGTGCCGCCCGCTGCGTGCCGCACCCAAACCGATCCCACCGCATTCGGTAACCCAGGTTTCGGCGACGTAGAAACGATCAAGTCGCCCGGTATCATCCCACTGCCGATCGCTACGTGATCGCCTAGCAGCTCGTACTGCAATACGTCGCGCGTCGTCTCGCCCGTGTTGCCTACAGCCCAAGCCCGGATAGGCCCAGGAAAGCGCTTGCCAGGCCACCAGTCGGGGTATTGCCCTGTGAGATGGCACGTTGTCGCATACGCCCCAGCGAGCGTCTTTCCGCACCGGTTGCCCGCAATGATCGCAGATTCGTTGTGCTCTCGCGTGCAGCGAAAGAATTCAAGGTGCTGCGGATAGAGCCCTCGCCGCAAAGGCCCCGCCTCA